CAGATTCTCTGGGTTATGTACCTCTCCCTGAGTCTCTTCGACAGAAGTCCCTTGCCGCTGTTGAGAGTCTTTGATGAACTGTAATCCCAAGTGGAAGCGATGGTGTATTGCCTGCTGTTCAACTCAGTTATGGTTACTCCCAGCAGGTCTGCTTGGGTTCCTCATTTTAATTGAAGGTATCCATACTACTGCTCATCTAAAAATGGAGCAGGATGTTCATGGATACTGTAAACAAAATGCAGAACATCAAAAAAATCTTGAATTTGATGACGAGTGGTGAATTGAATATAATCGGACCCTTGACAGGGTCCTTTTTTTACTATATAATATGTAAAGATTTACAACATTAAGTAAATGACTGTTACAACAGAAGATGGTGGACGCCAAAATTTGTTCGCCCGTGAACCACAAATGTACATTTCCAAGAGTGACATAGAGCGTTATGGTTATGAAACCTACGCTGAGAGAGCAGAGAAGTTAAATGGACGCACTGCTATGCTTGGATTTGTTGCTGCTATTATCTCTTATGCTACTAGTGGTAGTGTATTTTTCTTTGGAGCTTTCGGATTCTGATGATTGAACTTCTTACATATTATGTGATTGTCTCCGTTGTATTCATTGGAGCACCCGGTGTATTCTTTTACATCGTATTCATGCCAGCTCTTCAAAATACTAAGGGTCGTATGGTAGGATACAAAGATCATAAACAATATGGAGATTCTTCCATTTATGAGAACACCCCTGGAGATCAAACTAAATTTTACCTTGAACTTCAGAGGTAATATATACTTTAGATAAATCCGGTTGACATGCCCAATTCAAATGCTCTCTATCAAGATATGGAAAAACTCAATGCACTTTACGAAGAGTTATGTTGGGATCATGATGATGAATTAGTTTTTACCCACGATGGTAAAGAAGTTATTATTTACAACAAAACAAAGGAGAAAAAACAATGAATGAAAGAGCAGAACGTATTAATGGTCTTGCAGCAATGCTAGGTATCATTGCTGCAATGGGTGCATATGCACTTACTGGTCAAATTATCCCTGGCGTATGGTGATATGTTAGTTATTGCAGCAACACTAATTGCAGTATTTGTGCTTGGCGCAATGTTCAATAATGATGTTGATGATGATGACAATGGACCAGATGGAGGTCTAATGACTCCTGTTTATAACCCAATCTAATCATATATAAAGGAGACTTGACCGTCTCCTTTTTACATGTTAGCATCTGGGTTACCTTTATGAGGAATATGATTTTAAACACGATTAGTCTTGGTCTGCTTGCAGTAATTCCTGTAGCATCTGGAATGAATTTGATTAAAGAAAGATCAGTTATAGCAGAATTAGCACCTCCTCCCCCTGTAGTTGGGAATCCAAAAACATGGACCTGCCCTGACTGCACACCAGAAGAAAAGTTTGTCTTAAAGAAATTGCAGAGTGGTACAAAAATCACAGATAAAAATGCCCTTGCAACAATCATGGGTAATATTAAACAAGAAAGTAAATTCATTGCCAATATATGTGAGGGAGGTGCTAGAGTTCCTTACGATCGTTGCCTTCGGGGTGGCTACGGGCTCATTCAGTGGACCTCTAAGAACCGTTATTTGGGGTTAGGTAGGTTTGCTAGTAGATATGGATGTAATCCCAGCACTCTAGAATGTCAGACACGTTATATGATTAATGAGGATATCTTTCAAAAATATCTTCCCGAGTTTGAAGGTAACGGTAGGTCAGTATCTCAATATATGGTTGCTGCATATTCTTGGTTAGGATGGGGAATTCGTGGACCAAGAGATACATACTCTTATAATTACACAAAAAGATTAGTACTATCATGACTTATCCTGCACCTAAGTATTTGAAAGATGACCCTTGGTTTGGACCAGCATTTTATAGCGATAAGCAGCGCACTAAAATGCTACAACAGCAACTACATATGAAAGAGACAAAAATCTTTTACAGTGTTTCGGGTTGTAACAAAAAGTATGACACTATTCATGAAATGATGTATGCTATGTCTACTAATAGTGATAAGACTACAGTTCAACTAGATCCCATTGGTGGATCAGAAAACTTTCAAGGTGGTTCTGAAATTTATCATGAATAAAAAATTACCATAGGATATACTACTATGCAAAAAATTTTTAATTTAATGGCGTTACTTTCATTTTTAGTATCCGGCACAAGCGTAGCTGGTGCTTGGTACTTGTATAAAAATACAGATACTTTAATTGAAGACGCAAGAGAGAAGATTGTAAAGGAAATTGCAGAATCACTTCCTAAGATTGTAGAAGAATTAATGCCAGATATTCCAGAAGTTCCTACAATGACTGGTGATGCCGTTCCACAACTGCCCTCTGCTACTGGACTTCCTTTCTGATGAAAAAATTATTAATGACTTTGGCAGCAATAGTTTCAATTAGTTCTCCTGCTATTGCTAATGATAAAATTACTCAAGGATACAAATCATATGATGCAATGGGTTGTATGTTATTGAGGGAATGTACAGATGGAGTCAAAGAAGTCACTAGTATTCTGGATATTTCTAGTGAGTACCCCAATACTCATGATTTTTATCCTGTTGCTGTTGAATTCAACAACATGCTCTCTGCTCTCAATCGGGTCGGAGTTAAGGTGTTTTTAGCAGATGACAAATATTTTCCGTCAATGCATCGAGGTGTTTATCATACGGTAGGAAATAATTTCTTCCTCAACAGATCATTTATGGGAAGACCTAGTACAGTGATGAGTGTAATGCGTCACGAAGGATGGCACGCTGCACAAGATTGTATGGCAGGAACTATTAAAAACTCTCTAGTTGCTATTATTCTTTCTGAAGATAGTGTTCCTCCTTTTTGGAGAGAGATGACTGAAAGAAGTTATCCCAAAGCAGCAGTTCCCTGGGAAGCAGAAGCAACCTGGGCAGGTAAGACTGAAGGAATGACATTGAAAGCATTACAAACATGTGCCTCTGGTAATATGTGGGAAGTATATGAACCAACACCATTAACTAGAAAGTTTTTAGTTGAAGAAGGATATATTAAATAAAAAATAAATAGAAGTGCCTTACCTTCTACTATAATGCTTGGGGATAAATCCAAAGAATCAACAGTAGAAGAGAAGGACCAGAGTGAAGATAAAAGTGAAGTTCTCGGTAATCTAGTGAAAGTTGTTGTACTTATTTGGTCCGCATCTCTTCTCACGTTCTCATACGTCAGACTTCCAAACGGTCAGAAAATCCTTGATTTTGACCCTACCTTTATCGCATCAGTGTTCTCTGGATCGTTAGCTGCTTTCGGTCTTTCTCCTGCTAAAACTGGAGGAAACGGAAACGGAAATGGAAATGGTCATTCAAAACCAGCAAAGAGAGAAGAACCACCAGTTCAATCTGCCATTGAACCTAAAAAGTGATTGTAATAAATGAATCTTTTACTTAGACCATTGAATAACGTTAACGATCCAACATGGAGTGTCATCATTAGTTTGATGATACTCCTTTTTGGCGTTTTATATTACATATATACAATAATGAAACTATCATTTCGGGAGATGGAAGATGGGAGCGATGACACCACCAAGTCGGAAGAGTTGTTACAACTTCCGAGTGACAGAGATCAACAGAGTTCTTGACGGAGATACGATTGATGTAACAATTGATTTGGGATTCGATCTTTATAAGAAAGAAAGAGTTAGAATTGCTGGTGTGGACACGCCAGAGAAAAGAACCAGAGATCTAGAAGAAAAAGAATTAGGTATTGATGCTACCAACTGGATGAAAGAAAAGTTGGAAGGAGCAATCAATGGAGATGATGAACTTTCTGTTAGAACTGAACTGGTTGGTGGTATGGGTAAGTACGGTCGCCTTCTTGGTTGGTTATATATTGGAGATGCAGAAGTATCACTGAATGAGCAAATGATTACTGAAGGGTATGCTTGGGAATATGATGGTGGCACTAAGCAGAAAAACTTCGAAGAACTTAGAGAGATTCGTAGACAACACGGTACTTTAGTGGAGTAACTCATGAGTGTATTCAATCACGAAAAGGAAGATTATATTAGGACCGAGCATGTACCGAGTAAGTTTCCCATCAAAGGAATTGCACTTGGAGTGGGTATTTTAATTGGTGCTTCTCACATCGGATTACTTGGTTATGTTCTAAACGAAGAGAAACCAGAACCAGTTCAACAACCTCCTACATTCAATCTTCCCCGTGGTCCTTACTCATCATATAAAATTAGGGCTGGTAAAGAGGGATATGAAATTGAATATCGTGCAAACGATCCTAAGATTTTATCTTCAGAAAGAGGATTAGATCTTGATAAATCAAAGAAAGGATTCTTTGGTGGATCATCTAGCGAAAAGAGAAATGAATATCGTCGTGATGAATATACAATGGAAGGCACTCGCAATATGGGAGGTGCCGTAACGCAGGGCGAAGAGGGAAAGTCTGCAAAAGAAGTCGAGTGCATCGTGGCGGACGCTGGAGCACGGTCACAAGGTGCGATGGCAGGAACTAGTATTGCTGCTGGTCTGGTAGTACCTGCTGTTTCCAGTATTCCTTATATTGGATGGTTAGCAGGTGGTTGGGCATTACTTTTAGGACAACAAACAGGATCCGAATTAGGATCTCAAGTTGGTGAAGTATTCAATGATTGTTGATGAAAATACCTGAAGTTAGAACATCAGATATTATGATATCTGATGTTGGAATTCGTGAATTAAATATTCCACCAATCAGAACTGTTTTTGATGGAACTGCTCCATTAGTTCCAGCAGCACCTCCTGTAGTTTTAGAAGTTGGTTTACCTGTTGTCGATATTCCTGGTTGTGTAGAAGCACATGAAAAAAGTGATAAGAATGAAAATTTATTAGAAGATGATCCAAAAGGAACAAAAACTTTTTGTGATGGACAAACACCATCATTTGATCCTATTCAGTATGAACCTGAAAGATTAGTGCCAACAAATACAGCACCTGTTCCCAAAACAGAATCACCAGAGAAACCAGCACCAGAAGTACCAAAAGCACCAGAAGTAAAACCACCACCAATTAATACTGCAAAGATTGATTGCCCTACAAGAGAACAAGAATTAAAAAATCCTGTAGGGAAAATATTAAAAGGCAATGAAAAAATTACAGGATATGAATTGGTTGGAAAAGAATGTTTGATGGTAACAGAGAAACTTTCTATTCCTGATCAAATTGTTGGCAACATACCTAATGCAGGTGCTGTAACAACAACTGCTAGTATTGCTGTTGTCGCAACTACATCAGCACTTGTGGCAAAACCGTTGGCAGATTTACTCTTACGAGTAGTCAAACCAACGGTTAAGAAAATTATTAAAAAGATTGCTGCTATTCGGGGGAAGAAGACTGCTGTTGAGTCTGTAAAGGACCGCCGAGATCAGCAGCGTTTGTACTCACACGCCCTGAGGAAGTTGAAGGGGAAGGAATAGAGTGACGATGTGGTGTGATGTAATTCTTATCTCTCACTATGACATCAGCACATATTTTATAATAAGGGCTCTTGGGGTGGAACATAATGCCATCTTTCATAAGTTGACCACAATTCTTGAGACGAGCAATCTCAAAGTCTAATCTCTTATTGGCAGTAAGTTGTTTCTGTAAATTAATATTTGTTTGTGCTGCTTCTTTACATTGATCTTGTAATTTTTTATCTAATGGTCGAGACCATGTAGCAGAAAATCCTAATGATAAATTATATGAATCTTTTTGACCAGTTCTTGTTCTTTTTCTAAAAAGAATGTCTCCTGGATTATCTAATACACCATCTCCTATTGGATTGCCATCTGCATCTAAAGCACCGAAATTATCGGTAACATCATATACTGGATCCATATAATAATCTTCATATGGTTTTTGTGCAGATACCGCACCAGTTACATATGGTGTTAGATTTAACGTAGGACCTTGGCACTGGATCCCTGCCCCGTATGTATTCGTAATATACGGACCCTGGAGGACCTGGATTGCTTGGTTAGTAACAGACCCTGAAGAGTTAGCAACAGGGCTAGCAGTGGCACTAACACCCCCAACAGTCTCAGAAAGAACTTTAGCCGGGGAAAGTATTCCAAATAATAATGCTCCTATTGCTGGAAGATACTTGTAGTGTCGGTTATACTTGTTACTTCTGTTTCTCTTTGAATGATTGTGTGATTCTGAAGTCCAGGTCCAGAATAAGTTTCTGTAAACTGGAACGCAGCCCCTGGTGTTGTCTGGACAAATTGTGGTGTTTCTGTTACTCCTGTCCATGTCGAATTCACTCCGTTTATGGTTACATTATTAGAACCTGTTGTAGGATTTAAGGTTCCATTTATTGGTTCAACACCAGATCCTGTAGATGAATATTGATATCCAGTGCTGTAGTCCATCGAGTTGATGGTTTCTGTGATTTTTTGTGTCGTCTCAGTATGGCTAGTCATCGAACCTTGTGTAAAGTTCGGCACTACTGGGACTGCCATCGCACTTGACGGTCCCAGTAATAATGCCAAGAAAAGTAATCTTTTCATGGTTATATGTATCAATCTATCACAGTGATCTCAGAGACAAATTGTCCGATTCCACTAGAACCTGCTCCACCAGCTGTAACTGTAACCAAACCAGCAGAAGTAACTGTACCCGCAAGAGTACCAGCAGTTCCTGCTGTATAACTTGTAGTGTTGGAGAAGTTGGGAACATCACCTACAGTTGGAGCAGCAGTTGGAACTGCATCACCTTGAGTATATGATTGACTAAAGGAGAATGCAGAACCTGGTGTATCTTGAGTGGCAGAAATAGTACCCGGTGCATAGATACCAGAAGTAATAGCACCAGTAGAAATTGTATTTACTGTTGTTCCATCGGTAGTATCGACATTCGATCCACTGATACTGAACGTAGATCCAATTCTAGTTGCCTGAGTTCTAGCAGCATCAACAGTAAGTTGGACACTCGAAGCATGTTTTGATACAAGTCCGCCAGCATTAGCAGCAGTAGCGGTCATCAGAAGCATCATAAGAGGGAAAATATTTTTCATTTGATAGGCATTCTGATCGAGCACAAGTATTTAGTAAGAAGAGGGCTTGACAGACCTGTGAGGATCTGATAATATAAATACAACAACGGCGTTACGAAACGTAACAGTTGAACTCCCCACAAACCAAGACCTCTAGGGAGTATAAAAACGTCTTTCATATCCTCTCTAAGGGTGAGAGGAAATAGTAACTCCACCATTTCCCTGATGGTCTTACTTTTTGTTCAAAACAATGGCTTCAACTCTTTCAAGACAACAATCAACCTCTTCGTGGGAAAACTTCTGCGAGTGGGTAACTTCAACTAATAACCGCCTCTACGTTGGTTGGTTCGGCGTTCTGATGATCCCAACTCTGTTGGCAGCAACTATCTGCTTCATCGTCGCCTTCGTCGCTGCTCCCCCTGTGGATATTGACGGTATCCGTGAACCCGTCGCTGGTTCTTTACTCTATGGAAACAACATCATCTCTGGCGCAGTCGTACCATCGTCTAACGCCATCGGTTTACACTTCTATCCCATCTGGGAGGCTGCCTCACTGGACGAATGGCTCTACAACGGAGGTCCTTTCCAGTTGGTTGTCTTTCACTTCCTCATCGGTATCTATGCTTACATGGGACGAGAATGGGAACTTTCTTATCGTTTAGGTATGCGTCCTTGGATCTGCGTTGCATACTCTGCACCTGTTGCAGCAGCATCCGCAGTATTCTTGGTCTATCCTTTCGGTCAAGGTTCTTTCTCTGATGCAATGCCTCTTGGTATCTCTGGTACGTTCAACTACATGCTTGTATTCCAGGCAGAGCACAACATCCTGATGCACCCCTTCCACATGCTGGGTGTTGCAGGTGTGTTC